CTGTGGATGACGTTAGAAACTTCGATGATCTTAACATAAAGGGCTTCGTACTTTTCCTTGATGGTCTGACCGATTGCAGTTGAGAAGTCCCAAGCTGCGACAGTACCAGCGTTATTACGGAGGTCACCAAGAACTTCACGGTCGATTTCGAGGTTGATTTCCTGTGCAAGAACAGCGGTCAACTCAGCTTCAGCATCAAGATTGTGCTGACTACGGAGATCTTGCTGTGCTTCATAGGACCATACTGCCTTGAGCTTACGGGTCTTAGCAACGATATCTTCTGATTCAATTACGAGATTGATTTCAGGAAGATCCTGATTGCACTCCATATTGTACTCATAAGAGATTGTGCAGTGGTTTGCGCCGGGTGCATTATCCCAAGTGAGTGTGAATTCGCCAGTGGTAAGATCGATGCTACCAGCTGTTGCTCTGTTAGCAGGTGAACCAATTGCGGTAAAGGTGAAGGTGCCGTTTGAAGAGACAACGAATGTCTGAACAGCGGTTGAACCATCATAAACAGTACCAGTAATGGTGCCAGCAAGGATTGGCGTGTGTTCAAGTGGGCTGAATACGCTATTAACATCTGCGCCTGCATCGGTGCTGGTTGATTCGTTGTTAATAAACTGTGAAGAATAATAAACATCGAGGTTAGCAGTACCATCAGCAAGCTGCTGGAGTGAATTAATATCATCTCCGGGGAAACCACCGTTGTTGCTAGCTCCACGAACGCTACCCTTGTTAGAAGAATAACGGAAACGGAGATAGTACACCAAACCGGTTGGTCCGAGTAGTGGCTGAACGCTTACAATCTTATTAGCGATCAACTGTGGGTAAATTCTGCGGACGAGAGGAATTGAAATCCTCTTGAACTGTGCGACATCTGCGGTGTCGGTTGAAACTTCGTTAAATAGCTTTTCTCTTTCGAGCATTAGGCGTTGGTTCTCAAGAAGCACTGCGGTTGCAGCACGGGTATGAGTATCTTCGATACCCCTGAGAAGACCAGTTTTTGCCCAACGGCTCTCTAGTTCTTTAGCTTCGTTCAAATAAGTTGAATTGAGACTCATTGTAGTTACCTTTCTTTATTATAAAACTTACTTAGATTTCTTAACTCCTGAAAGAACAAGAAGATCGTTGACTTCGTTTAGTGAGTTTGATTCAGAAATAACCTGAACATTCTCAGTTACTAACTGACCTCTCCCGCTTGCAACTCTTGCTTTCATTCCACGCTCTTTCTGCTCACTGATGACTTTCTTAGTGCGATCAACACGGTGTTCACCAATGACTTCGGAAGCTCTACGAACACTTTCATTCAACTTTGTATTCTCTGTTGAAAGACGAATGTTCCTTGCTTCCATGATTCTTAACTGACCCTTAAGATCTTCTGATGACTTACGGGCTTCTTCAAGCTTGCCGGAAGTTGAGAAGAACTGTTCGTCGCCGGAAATGTAATCGGAAGCAATGTTTACGATCTTATCAAGAGCAACCTTGTGTTCGACCATTCTTGGATCAGCCATAAGGTCTGTCTTAGCTTGTTCGTAAATTTCTGCGCCCTTGATCTGGAGGAATTCGTCAACCTTGTCAACGATGTATTCCTTCATTTCCTTAAGCTTGCCATCATATTCTTCGTATAGGTCGCTTTCGACGCTATTCTTATTGCTTCTTTCAGCAAGAAGCATCTGATATGCTTCTTCGTAGCCTTCTTCAAGAGCAGTTTCAAATTCCTGCTTCTGATTGCCAATTCTTTCCTGAAGATCAGAAATAATTGCGTAGGCTTCGTTATAGCCATGATAGGCGGTCTTTTCAGCCTGAGAAAGTTCATTTGTAAGCTGAACATAAGCCTCTTCGAGATTCTTATTGTATTCCGCTTCCATTTCTTTCTTTGACTCTTCAATCATCTCAGAAACAGCCTGAGCAACCTCGTTGATCTGGTCTGCTGGAAGAAGATTCCTTAATGAGCTTAAAATCTTATTCATCTCACAGTCTCCCTATTATGTTACTGGTTTTATTCTTAATTAGCCCGCCTAAACAAGCTATTACTGCGTCCTTATTAACACTATGTATGCGTCTGCTTTCATTTTTTGCAGAAAAATTATCATAATTATAATTTTCTTTAGTAACTTTCTTCTGAAATGCCTGATAAGTAGACGGATCAGCAACAGCATCGAATGTGATGAGCTTGTATGATTCTGTAATCATCAAGACACCTTTTTCATTTGTTGTACCGTTTCCGACACCTCTTGAAGAAATGCCGACACGCACACCGTCATTAATAAGTGCTTTCAGTATTTTTCCATGTGGTGTATTTAGGATTTCGCCTTCACCCATAAGGGTTTTGCCTTCCCACCACAATTTTGTTACAACATGAGAAGCTTTTTCAAAGTGAATAATTGAATCAGAAGGGTGATCCAATTCGCCAACCAAGCCTCTTGCGTTAACACAGTCCACCAGCTCCTGAACATTCTTGTCTAGGACGCTGAAACCATATGATCTATTGTTTTTATTGACTTCATCAGCCTGCTGGAATTTACCACGAAATTTTGTGAGTCCGCCAATTGCGGACTCATTTAAATTCATGACTATACCGCCGCTATTGCAAGAATCGACTAGCAGCATATTCAAATCAACCCCTTTCGCTACCCTTAAGTAGTTTAAAGCTGTTTGCTAAAGTCATGCCATTGGATGGAATATAAGGATTTTTCAACTTGTCCCAAGTGTCTGGACCATCATCTTGACCAAGGACATCACTGTCAGCGTCAATAGTCTTTTCACCATGAATCTTGAAATCACCAGCCTTGGGTACATATGGGTTTCTGACATTTGGATAAACATCAGATCCGTCATGTGTAAGATAGCCCTGCTTGAGGTCTTCTATACCTTGTTTATCGTAAGACTTGCCATCACTAACGAATGGTGATCTTGTTGAAGCGTACTTGCCGGGAGCGCCATCAATCTTGGAGTACTTTGACATAGATTCGATATCACCTGTTACAGTGTGACCAACTTTGTCAGAAACATGCCATTCACCACTCATTGGAAGATTAGCTAATGCCTTTAGCATAACAGCGGCTTCTTCTAGAACATCAAGATCAAAAGGCTTCTTTCCAGATAAAGAATGTTCAATGTCAGACATATAACCTGAAATTTCATGCTTAATACTTGCATCTCCGAAGTGTTCAGCAAGACCAGCAAGACTGTTCAAGGACTTGTATGCATCCTCAAAAGCCATTCTTTCGGTTCTCTTGACTTCTTCAAGCTTGTCAACCATGATTTCAGAAGCATACTTGAAACCTTCGTAACTCTTTGATTCAAACATATCAGCAAGCTTGTAAATCTGGTTTACCTTGTCCTTATAATTGTCGTAGCAGGTTCTTAGTAAACCTTCTGCCAAGAACAAGCAGGTTTCGTCATCGAAATTCTTGACATTTTCGCTGATCAAAGTATCACTGATCAACTTAGCCAATTCATTTTCGGTCAAGTAAACAATGCTTGGGAAAGCAGCTACTACATTTTCAACAGTTTCCTGTAGCTTAGATGCATCACTCATTGCATTGCACTTCTTCATATCTTTGCAAGCAAGACCCCAGTGAGCATTGTGACCAAGAAGCCTCATAAGGTCTCTCTGGTGCATTACATCAGTGTTAAGAGTCTTCCAATTGAAAGAAAGGATCTTTGCTTCATTTCTTAGTTGAGCACGAGGAATAGCAACTGTGACAACATTACCAAGCTTGTCCTTAGCAACTTCATTGAGGCTAGGAACACCGTAAGTTCTGAAATCAACATAATCAAGAATATTCTTGGAAACAGCTGCCCATTCCTTCAAATTCTTTGAAGAAACTTTGCTGATAAAGTCCATCTTCTTCTTGCTCTTATGCTTGCCCATCTTCTCGTCACGCTTGTCGCTCTTCTTGCCCTTGCCCTTACCCTTTTTAGCTGCTTTCTTCTTAAGATAAGCTGCAAACTGTGGAGGAATCTTACCCTTTTTACTACCCTTTGCTTCGTTGATAACGCCTTCTTGTAGGCTAACACGAACGTAAGGAAGGTTAAAGTAGTTTGAGAAAAGGTCGCTGGCTGCATCCTTTTTGTCGTCAAGAATTGAGTCAACCATTCTATCGAGAATATTCTTGCCTTCATTGACCTGAGAAGACTCATCAACAACCAATTCTTCGATGTTTTCAAGCAAAAGCTTGGAATCATCAATAAGATAAGTTGCATGAACGAGTGTACCCTGATCTGTAGCAAAAGTGGCTTCATTTTCTGTGATGCCAAACAGAGCAATATTATCTTTGCCCAATGCGTTGGCAATGGAATCAGAAGCTTCTGTTAACTCTTTTTCTGCTGTTTGAAGAAACTTGCGCTCGATCTGCTTGAAGACATCATAGTCGATGAGTTTTCTCTTCATTTTGTTCTCCCAAAAAAAACAATGTTTAATTCACATAGAG